AGCTGTGAGCTCCCGAAGGAGCTCACAAAATTATTTATCTATTAACTCCACGCCGCAGCGCCTGTGTCAAAAGTAGGCCCATTAGCGAAATCATAAGCAAAATCCCAAGTGCCTTTTTCATAGCACGTGAAATAGATAAAACACCCATGAGTTAAACTATTAGTTGCTGCCGCCGCAGGTGTATACGTTAATATCGTTTCACTTGCTGCAGACGTATCTATAGTTGATGCTGCTCCAGTAGTTCTACTTTCCACTTTGGAACCAGTTCTGTAAACATCACTTCCTGCACATGTAAACGTGAGAGTGTTAGTCCCACCATTTGTGTCATCTGTTTGGTAATGTACTACTATAGTTCCTACTGTAGCTGATGGTAAAGTAACAGCTTGTGCTGCATCACCGTCAAAGTCATTAACTGTGATTGTGTTAGCCGCATAAGTTAATGTAGCTGATGTTGCAACAGTAGTAGCAGTCAGACTAGTAAGATCTGGTTTTAGTCCCAGAGTTCTTGCAGTATAAGCTCCTGTTGAAGTGTTTTTATTGACTTGTTGAAATCCTTTTTCGGATCTTACCGAGCCATTAAACGTTGTTGTTGCCATTTTATAATCCTCCTAGATTATGGAATCTAGTCTCTAGGCCGTCGACTATACTCGTCTAGATTCATTAAATAATTGTATAGTAATTAATCTATAACGCAGATTTGCGTATAGTGCAAGGTATCCTTAGGTAAAAAATTGATTTTTGATAGCGCTTAAGTGGCTATCGAAACTTGGGGCTTGGCTTTTTGAGCTTGAGTTAGACGCATATCTTCTTCAAACTCCTCGGTAACAATTCGTTTAACAACTTCCTGAATTTTTTTGTCAATGGCAGCCATATTAATACTATATCTGCCCTGCTTCAGGTGTTCCTGTTGCCACTCGAGTTCCAAGGACCTCTTCATAGTGTATAGGTTTTGAGTCATTGTTAACCTCCTCATAGGTTATCCATTTCCTCCTAGATGAGTCGCTAAATCCATCTTTCTCCCAGTTTAACTCCTTTTGTCCTACTTTGTCAAGTATTGCTTTCTCTATAGCATCCCTGTCATCTTCACTATCTACTGTAAAATCAACATAATAGCCATAAGCTCGTATCTGTATTCTAAATTTTTTCATAATCACATCCATAAAAAAAGAGGGCGATTCGAAAACCGCCCTCTCTATATACATTAAATGTTACGTACCTTCAACACCATATATTCCCCTAGGGTCGGATACGCCGAAAACGTATCTTTCTCTAGCTTTATATCTAACATTTCCAGTAGAGAAATCACCTTCCATTTTAGTTTGGATTGCTAATCTCTCAAAATGTTTCATTCCGTTAGGAACGTCAGTAATAATGTACCAAGAATCACTATCTGTTAGATAGTGATTTACTCTATAACCTTGAGGAACCATCCCCATGTTTTTAAGTGCATTGATATCATTATCAGCTGTTCCAACTCTACCTTGAGATTTTAATAATCTCTCAGCATTAAATTGATTCGCTGAAGGAATTATTAACTTAGTTCCTCTAGCTGCAATTTTTAGACCTCTTTCATCAGTCAGTGCAGCAATGTCAATCAATGCTTGCTCTAACGATGTTTCGTTAAGGTCTGCCTGTGTACTTAGCGTGTTTGAGAAAGTACCAGCGATCGTTGGGTGTGATGTACTAAACAAAGCAACTGCATCACCTGAATCAAAATTGTCTACTCCTGGTAGACCTTGATTCAACGGTGTTACTGCTTTTATTTGTTTAGCGCTCGCCATTGATCTTGCTAGTGCTTTTGTATAACGAGACGCGAGTCTGTCATACAGATTATCTTCCATTGCTTCTTCAGTGATAGCAAAAGCGAGAGCAACTGTCTCGTTAGTGTATCTAGCAGTGAATGTTTCCTGAGCATTGTCAAACGCAACTGCTGAACCTTCCGGTTTAACATATGCATTAGCAAATCCAGATAACATTACTTCTTCTTCAAAAGCTCTGTCAGATGATTCTTGAGTATAGATTTCTCTATGCTCTTGGTCGTATTGTTTATACTCGAGACCGAACAAGGCGTTTAAACCTGGCTCAAGCTCTTTTACGAGTTGTTGTCGTGATATAGCCATAATTTATCCTCCTTAGTTCGCTCCTACGGTACCTACTCCATGTCCAAATAAATGCATGTTAACTAGCACACGCCAATTTACATTGCCGCCTGCATCAGTTACATCATTATTTTTTGGATCACGAGAAGTACCAATTATTAAAAGTTGAGCAGCGGCATCACTAGAAGCAGCAATTGTGCTGTCATCTAGTTCCGTATTGCTCACCCCATTTAAAGTACTACCACCGAAATTTACCATGTCTGCATTCGAAAATATATCCGCTAGTACTGACGCTCCATCATTGTCTGATTGAATTTCAAACATTTGATTAGGATTGTCATAAACAAAAGCTTCAATATCTTTAGATGAAGGTGGTGTTATGCTTCCAGGATAGTAGTTTTTAAACGTAGGTTTCAATGTAGTTGGGTCATCATAAAAACATCCCCAGAATGCGCCCAGATTAGGTACAGCACCGGCAGTAGCGATATCTACATATCCTGCTGCTGCGATAACTGGTGAACCCTGATAGATTACGCTAGCATCACCAGCGTCTATCGAATGTGAACTCATTCCTGTGGAGTCGTCTGCTTGACCAACTGACTTTATCGGTCTAAGACCGAAAGCGGCATCTTGATTAGCCATATTATCCTCCGTTTGCCCATATCCATGGGCGGTTTATATTAAAATTTCGCTGATACAGAACTGTTAAAAATTAACTTTTCTTACCACCGAAGGTTACACGTGAGCTCCTATCAACATTGATAGGCATGCTCGGGTGCTGATCCCTCAGAAGATCGGTTTTGACAGCTTCGTCTCTTTCCAATGCCTTATCAGCATAGAATTTCGAACGAGCCTGTGCGATCTCTTCCGGCACTCTGGCCAGCAACAGGCCACCAACTCCAATGACGCCTTTGAATTTGCCATCTTCAACCACCGGATAGCCTCCGTCCTTATATGCATCAGCTCTCACTAATTCATAACCGGCACGTAATCGACCTGAAACATTCTTGGTATCTTGAAAACCAAGACTTTCAGTTCTTATCCATCGGTGCCTGAAGCCATCTGGCGCAGGCGGGGCATCTAAAGATGATGGTTCTTTCCATTCAACAGGATGCTTTTCAGCTTCTCTAGTTGTGGAAGCGCGAGGGGTTTTGATTACTTCTTCTGCAGCTTTAGAAGCTACAGTTAGTTTCTCTTTTTTCATATGCTCTCCTTCACGATATCTAATTGTTTCGCATATTCCTCAAGTGGCACATTTAATTTTTTTGCTATTGCTACTTGTGAAGATGTGAGTTTCACAGTTCTGCGACCTGATTTGTACCCCGCTCGCTTAGCCGAAGCTACTTGTTGAACGGGTCTGGTCGTTTGTTCTGTATTACTATCAAACTTGTGGGGAAATTCAAGCTTTATTTTACGATCTAATTCCATGTAATAATCCTTGGATTTTGGATCGTAACCTTCCTCTTCCACGAGTTTTCTATGGATGTCAAAAGCCGTATAAGTCATGGCATTATCCTTACCAAACCACGAATTATTCTCTGCCCATTCAACAGCCTGTGAATCAGGTGTTGGAGTAGGGCCGGCAGGAACAGTCATTCCTTCCCTGAACGTTGCGCGTTCTTTTTCAGCTTTTTGTGTTTCATCTCGAGTGTTTTTTAAATCAGCAAGTTTTGCTTCTTCATAACCCAATCGAGCAATTTCTTTTTGAGCAAGTACTTCAGCGGAAATGTCGCTCGCTTCTCTAGCCGCTTGCAACTTGGCTTGAGCTGCGGTTGTACTGGAAACAATTCGATCTTCCATTTCCTTAACATAACCACCATCTAATTTAGCCAAACGGGATTTTAGATCTCTTTGCTCGGTAAGAACGGATCTAGAATAAGTTAACGCAGCATCTTTTTGACGTTCTGCCTCACGCATACGTTTCGTCAATTTAGAAATACGTTTTTTTACTCCTTCTCCATATTCTTCCAGTTCTTTTTCTGGTTCTTTTTTTACTTCTTCTTTTACTTCTTCAACCTTGATTTCTTCTGGCTTCTCTTCCTTGACTTCTACTTCTTGCTCCTGTGCTTCTTTTATTGTTTCTTCAGGCAATGTTACTTCAACAGCAGGTCCACTGGTGTCGAGCTCAATCGTCTTCTTTTCTTTTACTTCTTCAGATTTTTTCTTTTCTGGCATAGCTCCTCCTATGATTAATATTCATGCAAGATATCTTCTGGATTCTTGATGGTTGCTAAAACTTCGTCGTCGTTTAGCAGACGTACTTCACCGCCTTCAATTTTAATTCTTGATCCCGCGTAACGGGCAAACATCACCCAGTCGCCTGTTTTACACCAGGGTCCTTGAGGATATCTTTTAGTATCCTTATAACAGTCAGGTCCCATTGCTAAAACATTTCCACATTGAGAGGCAACTTGTTGCCTTTCCAATGTATCCTGTCCCAATAAAAGTCCCCCTTTGGTTTTCTCACTCATTTGAAATGGTAAAACCAAAAGTCTCCAGCCCGTAGGCTTCGGTAACTTTGTTGATTCTGTGGTAACTTCTTTTTTGGAATTGCCGTCTAAAACTAGTTTACGTTTTAGGTCTGGTTTTGATGTCGATAATATTGTCACTTTGCTCCTTATTCTTTAGCAGGTTAGAGATTTCCTGTAAGATATATTGATACGTTCGTATTTGTCCTAACATATACTGGTATTTATCCATATTGTCAACACCCCCTAAAATGGCATTGACAACGTCTTGATGTCGTAATTCTGTTATTTTTTTTAATTTGTATAGAAGTTCTATTCCATCCATTTTTTACCTTTCAGTTTTTTGTAGATTAACTGCGGATGGACCCTTGTCCGTATTTTCAACTTCAAACGTTAATTCGTCACCTTCATTTAGCGTTATGCTTGATGCTCGGGCTGCTGAAGAATGAACGAACACGTCTTTTTCCTTGTCTTCTCTTTCAATGAAACCATAACCTTTTGTTCCATTGAACCATTTTACTTTACCTTTTAGACTTGCCATTATTTCTTACCATTCCTCCATATTTGCGTGCCCTTTATACCAAAAATACTTCCAACTACAAGTATCCACAATGTAGTGAACCATGTCGG